TTCAGCAATGAAAAAGGGTATGGAAGGCGACTTCGAGACTGGTAACATTCGTTATAAGTGTCGTGAGCGTTATTCGTTTGGTTTCACTGATTGGCGCGGCATCTTCGGTTCCGAAGGCGCATAAGCTAAAAACCTAGTTTTGGTTTGATTGAGGCGGTCTTCGGATCGCCTCTTTTTTTATTTAAAAAAAGATCATTTATCCACTTGCTATACTGTATATAGTAATATAGGAAGAATTTATAGATTTTTAGAAAGGATTACTCAGATGGCATATGCATATAATCACCCCGGAGAGCGAAACTACTACAGCAGCATTCATTCTTATAAGATGGCTAACGCTGCTGACACCAAGCGCAAAAATTGGATTGCTACTGATGACCGCGCTCAAGAGATCATTGATTTTGTTGAGGGCTATGGATCTGAAGACGAAGGTTTTTTCCCAGCCGTAAAAAAAGGCATCTGGACGTTTGGCAAGCCTACGGACAACATGCGTAATGCTGTAGTCAAAATTATTGACAAGCGTATAGCTCAAAAAGCTGAGTGGGCGACTAGAGATGGCAAGTGCAACTTTGTCGGCACAGTAGGTGAGCGTCAGGCTTTCGCTCTCACAGTCAAGCACGTTGTTAGTCTTGACGGTGGCAACTGGGGTACAAGCTACATCAACATCTGCCGCGATGCTGACGACAATGTTGTGATCTACAAAGGATCTAACTGTTGGGGCAAAGACAATGTGGTTACCTGCATGGCCAAGGTCAAGGATCATGGTGTTCGTGAAGGTGTAAAGCAAAACATCATCCAGCGACCCACCAAAGTAACAGTCAATGGAAAGGCTTGGTAATTACCAAGCAGGGGCGGTCTTCGGATCGCCTCTTTCTTTTTAATCAAACCTGTTGTATTGTTTCCGCATCCCTGACAGCCGCATGGTGCGGCTGACATTTGCCACGACAGGAGAATCACATGGCTAATACAACATTCTCAGGACCAGTGCGTTCTGAAGGCGGCTTCCAGCAAGTTACCAAAAACAACACAACAGGTACAGTCACACAATCGCAGTTTGCGTTGCAGACTGTTGCCGCCGCAGGCAACAACGTAGTTGACACAAGCGCAGGCGCAACCGCAGGCTTAAATAACGCCAGCCTCGACACTGGCGCAACAATCTTTGGCGTTGTGCCGAATATAACTGGGACAGGCGTTCCATCCGCAGGTACAAACACCTTTATCAATAAAGTTGGCGGCACGATTGTGACAACTATTCTTATCGACCTTCAAGGTGGATACACTGGTTCGGCCACGGCTGACCGTATTATTGGTACTGGCGTTAGTGCTAATGCGTATATCGCGGAACTAACTAAAGAAGTTAACGGCATTCCTATACTTCTTGAGTTTGGCTGTGTTGAAGTACCAGCAGGCGGTGATCCAGATATTAACGTAGACATCTCTGCTACAGGGACATCTGCATCTGGCGCAGCGGTTACAACTGGCACTCAGATGATGAACAACGGCGACCTGACTTTAGGCTATTATAACACCGTGGATGCTGGCGCAACTATGGCGGCTTTAGCTAAGAATTTTGTTTATCTAGTCCAAGGTTCTGCTACAAATGCAGCATACAGTGCTGGTAAAATTTGGATTCGCATCACTGGTATGAACGTAGATCACGCCAACGGCTAATGTTTAATTTGGCGGGGTTAGCGCCCCGCCCTCATTTGTAGGAGGCCAAGATGGGTATACAAACAGACGTACAAGTCAAATTTATAGCTGACGAAAATGCTGCTGATCCAGATCGTTTGGTGACAGTAGCTCGACCAAATACATCAGCGACTATGGCGGCAACAACCTTTGCAAGCGGCGGCGCTAGGAATGTTACTGTAACAACAGCAGGCACTAACGATGCCGGCAAAAAATGTACAATAACAGGCACAGATGTTTTCGGAAACGCTATTACTGAAGAGATAACATCTACAGGGTCTGCTGAAACAATTGCAGGCGCTAAAATGTTTTTAACAGTCAGCGCGGTAGAATGTTCTGCCCAATACGCAGCAAATATCACAGTAGGCTCTGGTACATTATGCGCTAGTGCAGTGGCTGGTGGTAATCGCACACGACTGAAGGGATATTCGATTGTTTCCGCTGGAACGGCAGGGTTAGTTGATTTCATTAATGGTACTCCAGACAGCGGAACTATCATATTTAAAGCGCAAACAATTGGCACAGACAATGCCACTGTGGATAACACCATTCCAGACGAAGGTATGTTGTTTAAGGCTGGTCTATCTGTGAAATATACACTTGCCACAGTCGTATTAATGAATGTGTTTTTCGCATAGGGGTTTTAAATGGCAACTTCAGGAACCGTAGCGTTTAAGCCAGATGTCCAAGAGATTATCACTGAGGCGTTTGAGCGTTGCGGTATCGATCCGCAGGTTCAGACAGGTGACAGGGCTGTGTCAGCACGGCGCAGCCTTAACCTACTCTTCTCTGAGTGGGCTAACAGGGGTATTAACTACTGGGCGCTGTCTCAGAAGACTTTGACCCTAGTGAACGGCCAGACAACGCCATACACACTTCCCGCAGGCACTATCGATATCTTAGACGCGGTTATCCGCGATACATCTGGGGCAAGTACGTCTGACCAAATTATTAATCGTGTGTCGATTGCTGATTACAACCAACTGCCAAACAAGACGTCTAGCGGAAAGCCAAGCCAGTACATGCTGGACAAGCAGATCACGCCAGTTCTGTACCTTTGGCAGATACCAGACAGGACAACGTACAGCATCATTTACTGGGCGATAAACCAGCTTGAGGACGTTAACGCCTCCAATCAGGATGCAGACATTCCATACCGCTGGAACGAATGCATTTGCGCTGGCTTGGCAAGTAAGCTGTCACTCAAGTTTGCAAATGAGAAATTTACAATACTAAATGAGATGTATGAACGAGCGTTTAGCTTTGCGGCGTCTAATGACAATGACGGTGTGAGTTTGAGGATTCAGCCCACTGCGCTGAACTTGTCTTAATGGCAAAATACGCAAGAGGAAAAAAATCCTACGCAATAAGCGACATAAGTGGGCTTAGAGTAAAATATTCTAAGTTAAAAACCACTTGGGATGGCTTGCGTGTTTCGCCAGAAGACTTTGAGCCAAAGCACCCGCAGCTCACGCCAGCAAAAAATGTTGTCGATGCCACGGCGCTTATGGATGGCCGTCCAGATAATGACCCTGAAAATGTTGTTGTATTTGTTGGCTTTACCCAAGACTGGACAATTGACAGGCGGTTTCTCCCGCCAGTCGGCGTTCCAGCTTTTGGTGGCGTTGGAAATAATGATTTTTTATCACTAAGAAATCAGACTGGCGTTGGCGGCACCGTAGCCGTTGGAAACGTATCTCTGTTTATTACTATTGACATGATAGTGACGGGACTGGGCGGCACTGCTGGCGTGGGTTCTGAGTTAGGTGAAGTTAAAGACCTTATTGGCGGCGTTGGTGGCGCAGGCGGCGTTGGGACAGCAAATGTAAATGGATTGCCTGCGATCACAGGTGCAGGCGGCACTGGTGGCGTTGGAACCATTGTTGCTGTTGAAGCATTTGGTTGGGGCCAAGGCGCATGGAACCAAGGCGCTTGGGGCGACCAAGAGGGTTCACCGCATGTCCTTGGCGCAGCGGGTGGAGCTGGCGGCGTAGGTGCGGCATCTGTTCTGCTTGTTACTTCTTGGGGCGAAAGAGGCTATGGTGAAAACACATGGAATTAAGGTTGAATAAATGAATTATACAACATTAAAGGCGAGTATCCAAAACTTTTTGGAAGACGATTCAGCAGAGCTGGTGGCGTCAATCGATCAAATCATAGCGCAGGCGGAAGATATTATCTTTCAGCGCCTGCCAAATCTCCCGTGCTTTCGCCAGACATCTTCAGCGGCCAATTTGGTTGCAGGCACTGCTGACTATGTCGTGCCATCTGCGCGCATGATTAGGCAGGTATCGGTGGTAAGTACAAATGTTACGAGATACCTTGACCACAGAGTTGATTCATACCTTCGGGACTTCTGGCCGAATGCAACTTTGCGCGAAGCACCAAAGTTTTACAGCACCAAGTCAGCTAATACTTCTGGCACTACCATAACAATTGCCCCAACGCCAAGTGCGGCTGACCCATACTTAGTGGACTTTATTGCACCTGAAACTGGGCTAAGTGCTGCTAACGCAAATACATGGGTTGGCGACAACGCAGAAAATGTGTTACTATCAGCATGTTTATACGAGGCGTCTGCGTTTCTTAAAGCTGGAGAGACTTTGGCGCTATATAAGACACAATTTGACGAAGCCCTGCAATTGTTTGTACAAGAGATGCAACGCGATTACGCAGCAGAATATAACGGAGGTCTATAATGGCTATATCACAAGCAATGTCCACACTGTTCAAGAAAGATGTCCTGCTGGGCGATCACCACCTTGACACAGACAGCATCTACATTGCGCTCTACACCAGCAGCGCAACTCTAAATGCAACCACTGACGGATACGTAACTGGAAACGAAGTGGCTAACGGAAATGGCTACACGACTGGTGGAGAGGCGCTGGCAAGTAAGACTGTCATCGAAAACAGTACGAGTGGTTGCTTTGATGCTGTCGATCCTGAGTGGACAAGCGCCACATTCACAGCGCGTGGCGCACTAATTTACAATAAGACATTAGGCGATGCATCGTCAAATTCTCGCGGAGCAATCGCCATATTAGATTTTGGTGGAGACTTTGCCGTCAGCGGAGGCACGTTTCGCGTAGTGTTCCCTGCTCAGACAAAAGACACCGCAATAGTAAGGATCGATTGATATGGCTAGTACCTTTGTAAATGACCTTCGCCTCAATGAGATGGCAACTGGCGATCAGTCAGGCTCATGGGGAACGGTTACCAACGTAAACCTTGAATTGATTGGCGAGGCACTGGGTTTTGGCACGGAAGCCATCACAACCAATGCCAACACCCACACCTCAACCATAGCTGACGGCGTTTCAGACCCAGTCAGGGCGATCTTTATTAAATATACGGGGACGCTTGATTCCGCTTGTACAATTACAATCGGCCCCAACACAGTTAATAAGTTCTGCTTTATTCACAATGCGACTGGCGGTTCTCAGAACATCATTATTTCACAAGGCTCTGGCGCTAATGTTACTATCGCCACAGGTCAAACCAAAGGTGTATACCTTGACGGCGCTGGCTCTGGCGCGGCTGTTGTCGATGGATTTGCTACGCTTAGTGTTGGTGATCTATTGGTTGATGATGATCTTACGGTCACAGATGATATTACGGTTGGTGGTGACATTCTAATTGGTGACGCGCACTTCATTGCTGACGCCGCTGGTAACGAGCAGCTTGTATTTCAAACAACAGGCTCCGCTGTTAACCAATTTGAAATTACTAACGCTGCATCTTCTTCAGCTTTCTTGCAAGGACCGCTATTAAAGGCAACTGGTGGCGATTCTAATATTGACTTAAATTTAATAGCAAAAGGTACAGGAGTAATAGCTGTCAGAGGTAACAGTGCTTCTGGTGCAGTACAGTTGAATTGTGAAAGCAATAGCCACGGGCAAATATTACAAGGACAACCACACTCCGCTGGGGTTACAAACACGATGTTGCTACCTACTGGGGCTAACTCCACTCTAGTTAGTTTAGTAAGTGCAGATACCCTAACTAATAAGACCCTGACGTCCCCTAAGATTAATGAGGATGTAGCAGTAACGGCTACTGCCACCGAAATAAATAAGCTAACTTCTTCTGGGGTTCTCAAACAGGCTGGCAAGGAAACAATCTGGGTTCCCGCTGCGGCTATGTATCCAAGCACAACTAATCCATGCTCTGACTTAACACAGGTTGAGACTACAGCCCTTCGCCCTGACCTAAAGGTCTTAGACTTTGCTGCTGCGGCGGATGATTTTGCTCAGTTCGCAATCGCCTTTCCAAAGTCATGGAACGAGGGAACGGTAACCTATCAGCCTTTCTGGACAGTTACTGGAACAAACACAGGTACGATGGTTTGGCAGTTGGGCGGAATTGCCGTTTCTTCTGATGACACCATAAATACAGCGTTTGGAACGCTGATCGCTACTACGGCCTTGGCTCACTCTGGAACGTCAAACGATCTAATGGTGTCAGCAGAAAGTGGCGCAGTAACAATCGCTGGTTCACCCGCTGCAAATGATTTGTGTTTCTTCCAGATAAACAATGACGCAAGTGCGTCAGGTCAAACTGGGGCGGCTAGACTGCTGGGTGTAAAATTCTTCTTTACCACTGACGCCGCAAACGATGCGTAGGAGTATAACATGAGTTTTGGATATCAGGTATTAGGTTTTGGGTCAGGGGCTGTGCCTTTTAAAGCCACAGGCGGAACTATAGTAACTTCTGGCAACTACCGATACCACACGTTTACATCATCTAGTAACTTTATTACTCAAGGTAAGGCTCCTGCACTGGAATATTTGATAGTTGCTGGCGGAGGCGGCGGCGGAGGCGGCGGCGCTGGTGCTGGTGGACTTCGTTCTGCGACAATCTCAGCAGGTACTTCAGCAGATACTTACAGCATTGTTGTAGGCGCTGGCGGCGCTGGCGGTGGGGTAAACGCGTATGGTGGTCAAGGCAGCAACTCATCTGCACTTTCTGTCACCTCTCTTGGCGGCGGCGGTGGGGGGAAAAGGGCTACTGGAAACGCGGGTAGAGATGGCGGCTCTGGTGGTGGCACTGGGCAAGATAACAATCTAAGCGCAGTTGGCCAAGGTACCTCTGGGCAGGGTTTTAACGGAGGCGCAGGTAGGGAGGGCGGCTACGGCGGCGCTGGCGGTGGCGGTGGGGCAGGAGAAAATGGGAATACAGATGGTTCCGCTGGCAGGGGCAACCCTGCCATTGGTGGTGCTGGTGGCGATGGTGTAAATACATATTCTGCATGGGCTACTGCAACAAGCACAGGGGCCAGTGGTTTTTATGCTGGCGGCGGAGGCGGTGGATCTAATACAGACAGTTCCAGTTTTACAGGGTCAAGTTCGGGTGGCTCTGGCGGCGGCGGGAACGGATCTACGAGTAATGCGACGAACGGAAGTGCAGCAACAGCAAACACAGGTGGCGGCGGAGGCGGCGGTGAATATGATGGTTCTGGCGGCGCTGGCGGATCAGGTATCGTTATCATCCGATACGCAGTTTAAAGGCGAATAAAACATGTCACATTATGCAAAAATAGAAGATGGGATTGTCACCAACTTAATCGTTGCGGAACAAGACCTTATCGACACTCAAGAAGGAACTTGGGTTCAAACATCGTACAATACAAAAGGCGGTGTTCATGCAAACGGAGAAACACCTCTTCGCAAGAATTATGCTGGCATTGGTCATACCTATGATAGCGCACGGAATGCTTTCTACGAACCAAAACCATACTCTAGTTGGACGTTAAACGATGGTACTTGTATATGGGAAGCACCAGTAGCACATCCTAATGATGGCAAAAAATACAATTGGAACGAAGAGACAACAAGCTGGGACGTTGCCTAAAGTGACAAGAATAATTGCCACTATAGTATTACTCTTGATAGGAAGTT